CGCCCGCGCCTGCGCCCGCCCGCCTGAGCGCATGACGCACGCGTCACGCGGCCACGCATGACGGGAGGAACGCGTTTCGCATGCCAATTGCTGACCTCTGGATGGCCCGCCATCGCGTTGAAATAGGCTGGTCGCTACTGGCCTAGCCAAACGCGTAAAAAACGCGTGGCGGGCCATCCACAGCCCAGCAAAATACGTTTGCCATAAACGCATAGCCAATGCGTTTATGCATAAACAAAAACCCCGCCGGATTGCTCCGGCGGGGTTGGCTGCAACGCCACGGGGCATAACGCTCATGAGGTGTAGAGGCTCACCTTGCCACCATACGGCGGGCGCAGCGCATCGGTCGCTTGGCTGGTCGCAGTCACGGCCCACAGGACCGGGCAAGCCGGGTCCGTTCCCCACGATGAGGTTTGCCCGTCCGTGACAAAGACCATGGCCGCATAGTCACGCGTCGCGGCCATCGCCATGGCGGACTTGAAGTCGGTTCCACCACCATTGGCACCATGGAACGCGATGGTTTGCCCGGCATCAAAGCGCTCAACGCGCTGAACCTTGGTATCGACGTAGACCAGTTCGATTGCGTCGCACGCGCCGTCATCCAGCGCGGCTTGCGCTTCGCTCAACGCGGCCCTGTTGGCGCGCGTGTCCATTGACCCGGACACGTCGATAAACCAGCCAATCAGGCTTGGCCTGATCGGCAGTTCATCGGGCAAGGCCAGCCCATGGACAACGCCGCGACGATCAAGGGCGGACCAACTTTCTTCGCGGCTGCCCAAGTCATCAATGAAGGCGCGCAGGATGGGACGCCAATCGACCATGGGTGAGGCTAGGCGCGTTTTGATGCTTTGAAGGCTAGCCGGGATGGTTCCCGGCTCCGCGCCAAACGTGGCAGCCTTCCGGGCGGACCCCAGCGCCTGCTGCGTACGCTCAGCCCATGCTTCCGCATGATCCTCCGCTTCCTTGCCAGCCAATGGCTGCCCGGCGTCATCGGACGGCGCGCGCATCTCATCGCTGCCGGGCTGGTGTGGTTCCGGCCGGCCCTGATCCTTGGCCTGATCATTCTCACGCTGGATCACGTGAAAAATTTGTTCGGCAGATAAACCGTCGAAACGCCAGTCCAAGCACACGTCATCGGGCAGCGTGAAACCAGCCTTCACAAGGTCAAGGTTCAACTCATAGTCGGCAGCCATATTCCAGAGATTGGCGTCACGACCAGCCATGCGCCGGAAGTGATCCAGCGCGGGATGGCTCACCTCGTGAGCGATGGTGCCGATGCATTCCGCTTCGCTGATCGTCAGTACCCAAGCCGGATTGTAGAAAATTGCCCGGCCATCGGTGGCCATGCGCTCACACGTGTCGTCCGGCACCATCGCAAGCGACTGGCTCAGGATGCACCAGAATGCATGGCGCGGGTCATTGAGCATGACGCGGCGCGCACGAGAAACCCGTACGCTCGCATCGGTGATCTTTTCCCAAATCATAGGACTATATCCCTGTGTTCGATTGCGTGATCAGGTAAGACACGTGCTCAGGCGTCTCGCGGAAAGCGCCATCCTTTGCACATGCCATGGACCAGAATGAAGCACGGTAGAGCGGGTCCATGCGATTGATGTAGCTCACAACGGCCGTGAGGTTCCCCATGGTCACGCGCGACACCAGCGCCACGGTAAGTGCATAGTTCACGCTCGGCTCACGATGGATCACTGCGCCCATCGGGTCCGCCAATATGGCGTTGAGGTCCGGCAGCAAACGCCATGATGCGAGGAACGCCATGAAACCTTCCGTCCATGTGTCCCCAACATTGTGGGAGATGTTGCGGCGCAGTTCAGCGTCAGAAAGGCCAAGCGCAGGGTCCAGAAGCTTGGCAGCGCGCGCCAAGCTGCGGGGCCGCAGCACGGCGATTGCGTCGCTGGTGGCATGGTCCGCACCATCAAAGATCGCTGCAAGGCCAGCCGTTGCAGAGGCCTGATTGCATGACGTGACATAGGCCACGACCTCCGGCGCGACACCAGCGCCAACAGCCCATGACAGCCACGAGGCCACGTCAGGAATGATCTCAACGATGGTGAAACGGTTAGCCAATGCGCGGCTGAATTTCTGTGCGGCGGACCGATCAGCCATCGTGTTACCAGCCGCAACAATGTGCCAACCCATTGGCAGCACATAGTCACCTAGGCAACGATCCAGCACCAACTGGTACAGCGCTGCCTGAACTGCGAGCGACGCATTGGACAGTTCATCAAGGAAGATGATCCCCACGGGTCCATCGCGCTCAACGCGCGGCAGCCAATCGGGCAGAAAGTCTTTGATCAGGCCGGTCTTTTCGTCCGGCATTGGCAGGCGGGTATCAATCGCGGCCATTTGCGACGCACGTTTGTCGATGACCGGAAGGCCAAGCTTGGCCGCGACTTGCCGCACAACATCGGACTTACCGACACCATACGGACCGATGACCATGGCTGCATTGCCAACCCTGATTGCTATCTCAAGATCGCGCGCTGCCTGTGTGACTGTGACTTGCATTTTCATTCTCCTGATTTGCAGGGCCAATCCCTGCCCGATGCCGGCCAATCGCTTGGCCGGCACTAGGGCAATGATCGTTGCTAGAAGGTGCCTAGGGCGCGCAGGGATGGCCCTAGGTGCGCGTAAACGTATCCGGCAGCGATGATGATGCTGACGAGGATTGCCGCCGTGCCTAGGGCCAAGCTGGCGATATCGTCGGCATGCATGCGAGCGCGACGGGAACGGCGTGACTTGAGACGCGTTGCCATGGTTGCACCTATGCCATGAAATCGGAAACGGCCGCGACCACAGCCGCCGCCTGAGCCGCGACGGTCTGGCGAATGTTGTCGGACGCGCGCAGCGTCTCCGCGTCATGCGTCACCAGCGCCTGCATCTGGATGACCAGATCATTGATGCGCGCATCGCCGGTAAAATTCAGGCCGGGCATGAGGTCCACAAGGTCACGAATATTTTCGACCAAGCTGTCTCTGAATATCCCTTCCGTCCGGTCGCCCAGCTTGGCTGCCGGCTTGTAGGCACCCAGCTTGTCAACCATGGCGGATACCTTGTCGTGAACGCGCTCAAACACGTCACGCACGGCATTGTTGGCGCTTTCGACCAGTCGCGCCTCGATACCGGCTTTGATGCGCTCAACGGCCGCTTGGCCAACATCAACGCGGAAGTCCGATGAGGTCGGAACCGGCATGAACTCACAACGCCATCCGAACTTGGCCCTGATCCGGCTTTCCTTCGGATAGTCGTTTTCATTGAACAACTGGCCCAGCCCGGCATAGGACGCACGCGCCTGATCGATGTAGCGGGGGTAGTTGGCGCAGAAGGTATCGACCAATGGCCAAAATTCGCGCTCAAACGTCTCCATCTCAGAAACGTATGAGCCATGCATTTTGGCTGCGAGCATGCGCGGCCCGGCGTCAAGCCATGGGGAAGTGAGTTCAACGTGTCGGGCGCGCGCGCGTGAAACACATGTACCGATCAGGCTGTGCGTGTCCGACAGAATGAGTTTCTTTGAGACGTGAGACGCCTTGCCATTGGCGCAGGCGTTTTCGTTGACAGTCTGAGACATGGCCTTGTCAATCTTGCGCGCAGTCCACTGGGATGCGCTGAAATCGACAAGCATAGCGACTGAGGCGAGGTGATTTGTCATGTTGAATATAATCCTATCTATGCGCCACCATTGGCGCGACAAGAAATTAGGCCATTGACCAGCCTATTGCAACACAATTCGACAAGGCAAGAGCAGAAAGCGCACGCGTAGCATAAACCATGCCAATTGAAATCGCAGAAATCAGCCATTCCGTATTTAACCGAAAATGCAAATGAGCCAGAATGCGTTAAAATGAAAAATACGATGGATCGTCCATGCGACCATGCAAATCGTGTCAGTGCTCACGTATGGTCGATTAAACCAGTCTACAAAGCAGAGGTTGAAAATGTAACCAAAGTGTGCTAGGGCTGGTTGTAACCGAAAGATAGGGAATAAATCCTATGACTGCTCTTGAATTGCTAACCCTGCTCGCAAATGCCGATCAGCTAAATCTGCGTTATGGGCGATTGACCAACCATGCGGAGGTTATGGCCAAGCGGATATCCAAACAAATGGCGGAAGAGCATTATGAACAAGTGAAACAACGTGCGCAGGAAGAGCGGGAACAACGTAAAGCCAATAACAGCCAACGCGTTATCTATGACAATGTAAGTATGGATAAACGTCATAAGGCCATTATTGAGTATAGCGCCAGACAATTGGAATTAGCGCAAGCGCTTGAAATCGCTACTGAATTGCATCGTAAGACCAGACAACAGACGTTGAGTGATAACGCGGCCCGCATGCGCGAAGTGAAACTAGCGCAGGCAAAGCGTAACAAATGCGCGCCTCGGTGGTAAAAATTTCTATACTGGTAACATGTTGTAATAATCGATGTGAGCATAATGCGTTATGGCGGAAGGCAGCCATTCTTACAATCATGATAAACAATAGCAATTTGCTCGCCATGGGCTAGTAACGTATAAAATTACATCTTTTGCTAGATCGTACAGTAAAGGCCACATTGGGAAGGGAGCATACAGCACAATATAAAATAGGCACATAGCCACATTTACAATCATGCTCTTCACCAGCATTGTGGGAGTGAACGCGTTATACTTGTATAATACAGTATAAAATCAGCCTATACATGATAAACGGTTGTGGGGAGCGGAGCGGGGAGCAATGCGGAACGCAAGTTTGAGTGTATAGAGCTGAATCATGTAATTTACAGTTGTGGAAAGGCCCATGTGGTACTGGGATACCACATGAGGACCTAGCGCCTGTAAAGGCTCGCGCCCCAAACGGGCCATTGAAGCAATGAATACGTATAGTCTAACATACTTTACGTCGCGCCCAATTTACACAAGCTTAGACAAGAGTATATTTCAATACATCGATGTATAGCCTATTCTGCCATACCCATGGTGTATGGCCAACGCATGCATAGCGCGTGCGTGCGTAATGCGTATATGCGCACACGTACATACGTGTATGTACATACACCCATATACGTATATGTACATACGCATGCGTGTATGTATACATCGATGTATAGCCTATTGCGTGTATACGTATGCAACCATGTGGATGCGTAGCATTTTATTCTATGTAAACTGGCAAAATTGTACAACCATGGGGGGTAGGGGGGAAAACTTTTGTAGCGGCGCGGCGCGTAGCGGAAGTTTGTCCTCTACGAACTTACGATCCAAACCTCTATTACATTTACGTAAATGCCCAGTATAAAAAAAAAAAAAATATAAAAGGCTCTAGGCTTTACAAAAAAGATGCAGCCTGAATGTACGGATAACACGTAGGGTACGTAAAGAACGTTGTTGACTGTTCAGCCCATACCGTGGTATGTGAGCACTCCCGCCGTTGGGAAAAAAGGGGAGGATGGAAAAGTGTCGCAGCTTTGGTGTAACACCATCCTCCCCAACTCGCTTCGCCATGGTCAATAGCCCCAAGGATAACGAATGGTGTCGGATACGGCGCAGCCTCGATCCGGTCTATCGGCGTTTGAGGTTGACGACAGAAAGAACCAGCCGGCTACGGAAGCGTGCCAGAATGTGCCCTGAGTGCAGGATGGTGCGAGACATGGCCATGGCTCCCGGCGATCCGGTCATGTGTCCCATACATGCGCAGGAACGTGAAGACCTGATACGGTGGTCAAAAGCCTATGGTGATGAGGCGTTTGTGAAAGCTAGGCCGGATGCCACGATTGATGAGATCACGGCTGATAGCCTCAGAAGGGAAAAAGTCCATCAGCCCAATCAGGCGCTGAAAACACGTGCGGCGAATGAACTCAGGAAATCTCGGCCAGTTCAGCCTGATAGGCCGCTTCATCCCATTCTTCAGAAAGCTGAGAAGGAGATGGGATGGCTTGAGCTACGGCGGTGGCTACGCCGTTCAAAAGCGTCAAGTCCAAAATCTCGGAAGCGGCGTTAGTCACTTTGGTCGTAACGCCTTGCGCGCGGGCCTTGGCGTTTTGCAAGGCGTCCAAGACCTCGCGGTCAACGCTGACGTTCACATCCAGCGAACTCCTCACGCCATACTGCTTGCTTCTCCGACGCTCCAGTAGCCACTTGGTGTTTGATGACACCACATTGGCCATTTTCGGATCGCCAACTTCCTCGTAGATGTGAATGAGCTTATCCGCCAGAACGTCATAGCAGCGGTCTTCTGCCTCGATCCGTAAATCCCTTAGCTGCGGATACTTGGCCGTGTACGTGCAGAACGTGTTGTACGATACCCTCATGTCGTCGCAGGCTTTGGTTGGGACATTGCCCTTGGCGATGTGATCCAAGACCTTCATCACGTCGGCAATAGCATCATAGGGTACGGTCATAGCGCGAACTCGTCATAGTCGATGATGGCCTGCTGTCGTCCTGCGCGCCAGTTCAACTGGCTATCGCGTCGTACCACCTTGATGCCGAATGTCAACATGAAGGCGTCAGCCCGATCAGGGCTATGCTCGCCTGTGCGTGATTTATAGAGTTCCTTGCTTTCGATCTTCAGCTTCTGCTCGAAGCGATCATAGCCGTATTGCATGCCGGTGATCTGCTGATAGAACTCATCATCGTCGTCGATGCAGCCGCCGTCGATCAGCCAGTCCTTGCCCAAGTGCCATATCTCGTCACGCTTGCGATAGAACTGTTCAGGTTTTGAACTGTTGGCTCCCGGCCAGAACTCATGAACGCGCAGGCTGTGATTATGCCGTAGCTGGTCGATGACGCCATCGCCGCCGCCCGGAGCTTCCACCACGATGGCATCGGGCCGATGCAGGCTGTATTCCTGTACGATGATGTTGGTCAGTTGTACCGTATTGAGGTTCTTGAATATCCTTCTTTTGCGTGTGCGCGCATCACGTCCCTGCCGATAGGCAATGACGATCTCATCGCCACCATATCTGGCCACATCGACGCCCATGATCAACGCCGCGCCCGGATCAGGATGCAAGGCGCGTGTCTGGGCTTCCCTTGCCAAATCCTTGCCGATGAACTCGTTCCACGACTGGTGCGGGAATTGTCCATATACACGAACCCGTGCTTCGTCACTATCCGCACCGTACATTGCGACAATATCGGCAAGTGCGTTCTTGTTGGTGTGAGAAACGTCGCGACTATCAACAAACTCAATGTCATACATATTAGTATGCTTGTCAAAACAATCAGCGAAATCACCAATCGGCTGAGTGGGGTTGCCGAAGACCAAGAAGAACACTTCACCATCGGTGGTCGCCCCGGTCGCCGCTTCCCATATCTTCGGATGGATGCCAGACGCCTCGTCAAAGATCATCAGCACCGTTGACGTGGCATTGTGCAGTCCCTGAAACGCTTCAACGTTATCCTCGCCCACCGTCATCGCCGTCATCATGTAGTTCTTGCGTTCGGCGTCGGGAACGATGGCCGATGAGTATGACGTGGCTGTCCAGTTGAACCAGCGCTTGAACAGGAACAACTTATGCCATTTGGCCAGTTCCGGCCATGTCTTGTCCTCAAGCTGTTTCTGCGTATTGGCTGTAATCACTCCACGTGCCATCGCACGCGTCGCCATCACCCATTGAATAACCCATGCTACGAGGGCACTTTTCCCAACGCCGTGTCCAGACGAACGGGCAGAACGCCATACCAGTGGCTGCAGTCCTATCGAGATACGGGCATCGTTTTCCCTGACGTGGTTGCCCAGCTTGACCAGCAGTCGTTTCTGCCATGGCTCCGGTCCCTTCCGGTCGATCAGCGGGTTGAAACTTCCATCCGCCAGAGTTGGCTCGCCCCATGGATAAGCCGCCATGACGAAGCCGTGCGGATCGTCCCGGAACGTCGCCGCGAAATGTGCCAACTGGGCGTCGGCACTCAAGGTGTTGTGTTGTTGGCTGAACGCGTTTACCATATGCAGACCCTAGCAGGATCAGCCATGTCACTCAACAAGCGCGACAGCGACGTGGGCGGCATGCTCGGCGTGCCAAGATCGCGTGCGCCGGCTCCGGTCATCAACATCTCCAACACCTACAACACGGCTGCCGGCAAGGACGGCAAGGACGGCAAGAACGGTGACGGCGGCACCACCGATCCCACGTGGCCGGATGGTCCCAAGAAGCCAAGGGTGCCCGATGGCCCCGGTAAGCCTGATGGTCCCGGCAAGCCTGATAATGGCTACTTCACGCCCGGCGAGACGGTCCCCAAGATCAACCCCGGTGACGATTACGGCACGGCCATCAACAAGCTGACCACCGGTATGGGGGCTTTCGCCAGCCAGCCGGACAAGGGTCCGGGCTTTGGAGCGGTTGGCGAAGGTCCGCAGAAACCCGGCGAGCTAGGCGGACTGGCCAAAGGCGCGGCCGGGGCAGGTGGCAACACCCAAGAAAAAGAAAGCATGATAGCCAACCTGTTGAATTTCGGGTTGGCACCAGCCGGTGGTGACAAGGGTAAAGACGACGATGATGGCGGCGAGCTAAAGGCCATTGAATGGTACGAGGCAAGAGGACGGCCGGTGCCACCCGGTGCCAAGCATCGGGACAGCGGTGGCGGCGGCAATACGCCCGGTGGTTCAATCATAAACCAGATATTAGGCGGTGGTGGTAACGATAATAAGAACAAGGGTAAGGGTAAGGGTAAATGAGCATGCTGGGCGGTTTGGGCGGTGGCAGCGGCGGGAGTGATTACTCTCCGCAGAAAGCACCACGTCCGCCCAAGCGTGCCGACGTGCAGAACGCGGCTTTGAAGCAAATCCAGAAGGCTGCGTCCAAGGACAGTTATTCGACCAGCATACTGGGTGGATCAGCCGCTGCCCCGACCAAGAGCTATACGTCGCAATTGTTCGCCGGGGGTATCTGATGGCCGACTACGCGCCTAACATTATCTCTTTCAATAGTGCCCATCGTACCAATCCACGCGACGTGTTGATGGCCTATAACGACGCCAAGTCGGTACGCATGCCCTACGAAGCCGACTGGAAAATGAATGCGGCCTTCTGTCTGCCGCGCCACTACTCAAGCTGGACAAGCGACGGTCCAACTCTCAATGCCCCCAATACGGCGGTCAAGCGCTACGCCTATGACGCGACGGGCGCGCGGGCTTTGCCCAAGTGGTCAGCCATCCTGCGTCGGCTGGCGACGCCGGACGGGCATAAGTGGGAACGGCTGACGGCCAGTGACCCGTATCTGCGCGCGCAATATAACGTGCGTGTGTATTTTGATGCCTTGACCGACATGCTGTTCAAGCTGCGCTATAGTCCGAAAGCCATGTTCAGCCAAGCGGTGGACGAAGTATATCTAGGCTTGGGATGTTACGGCACGGCACCCATGCGCATGAAGTGGCGGTGGCCAAAGCCGACTGATCCAATCGGCGGGCTGGGCTACAAGACCATGCCGCTGAAGGACATGTTCCCGCTGGCCAATGCCGATGGTGTGATCGACACCATGTTTGCGAGGCTGTGGTATACGGCACCGCAATGCCTGAAGGCGTTTCCGCCCGGCACGGTGTTCCCGGCCAGCATCATGGCCGAACTGCAAAAGGCAGTACCTAGCAATTCACGCTACTTCGAGCTTGTCCACGCCGTCTTCCCGCGCGAGGTCATGCGCTATGACCCCGACAGCCTGTCGGTCAACAAGCATCCATGGGTGGGCTGCATCATCTCGGTGGAGGATGGTTCCTACATCGGAGCGGAAGATGGCTTTCGCAGTTTCCCCTATCTTGTTCCGCGCACGGCGACCGAACCGGGCGAGATTTTCGGTTTTTCTCCGGCGCAGCAGGCCAGTCCGGCTTTGGGATCGGTCAATGCGATCAAAAAGTCGATGCTCAGGCTGAGCCAGAAAGCGGCGGACCCGCCACTACTGGCGTCCGACGATGGCGTGCTTTCCGGCAAGCTGGGACTATCGCCGGGCTATGTCACCTACGGTGCGGTCAACGCCGCCGGCCAGCCATTGGTACGAGCGTTGGAATCGGGGAACTTCCAGCCAGCCAAGGAGATACTGGCAGACGAACGCAGCGATATCAACGATGCGTTCTTGGTCACGCTGTTCCAGATACTCATGGAAACGCCAGAGATGACGGCAACCGAAGTCATCGAGCGTGTGGCTGAAAAGGCCGCGTTGGCCGCGCCGACCATGGGCAGGCTTCAGTCAGGTCTGCTAGGGCCAGAGGTGGATCGAGCCTTGAACCTGATTGTCGAGAATGCACCACACTTGATGCCGGTGATGCCGCAGGAACTGATCGAAGCCCAAGGCGAATATGAAATTATTTACACCAGTCCATTGGCAAAAGGCTTACATGCGGAGGAAGACGCTGGTTTCCTGTGGATGGTGAACACGTCGCTTGAGGTTGCCAACGTCACGGGCGATGCGTCGATCATGGACCACTACAATCTGGATGAAGCCATTCCCGAGTTGGCGGAACACCGTTCCGTGCCAACCCGTTGGATGAGTACGCCGGAACAGATCGCGGAGAAACGCGCCGGCCGCGCCGAAGCTGCCAAGGAGCAGCAGATGGTGGACGCCGCGCCGGCCATCGCCTCAGTCGCCAACCAGTCGATCAAGGCGCAGCAGCCGGCATGAGCGAAGAAACCCTTGAGCTTGATCCGTTTGACCCGGAGGACGAAAGCCGGGCACTGGCCCAGCGGGACCTGAACAAAGACGAACGGGTTGACTTTGCCCAGCATATCCTACGTGATCGACGTGATGCCTATTTACGGTTCTTTGGAGGAACGGGTAATCCGGGTGACAAGCGCTTGGTGATGGAGGACTTACGCAAGTTCTGTCGGGGCGGACAGACGACATGGGCCGATGATGCGCGTTTACATGCGTTACTGACCGGACGTAACGAGGTGTATCAGCGTATCATCGACCACCTTGAACTGAACTTTGACGACTTGTGGACACGTTATAGTAAGGTGCCTGAATGAGTACAGGTGGAATACCAGCCGTTAATGGCGGCGCACCAGCAGTCGGTGGCGACGCTGGTGGTGGCGGCGTGCCGTGGTCAGGCGTGGGCGAAGGCCAGACATGGGAAGTCGGGGGCAAGCCGTGGTTTGAAGCTGCGATCAGCGAGCCTGATATCCGCGAAGCCATTGCCGCCAAGAAGTACGCCCATCCCGGTGTGCTGGCCAAGAGCTACGTCGAGTTAGAGCGTACCGTAGCATCGCGTGACGACAGCAAGACCATTCGCATACCGGATGCCAACGCCAAGCCTGAAGATTGGGACGCGGTATACACCAAGCTGGGCCGGCCGGTTAACCCGGACGGCTACAAAGAGGTGAAGTGGGGCGAGAATGCTGATCCGAAGATGGTGGAGTTTGCCAGTAAGCTGGCGTTCAAGCTGGGGCTTTCACCGAAGGCGGCTGAAGGCATCATGGCCACCGAATGGAATAATTTTGTCAAGGGCTTTGATGCCGAGGCCATCAAGGCCAATTCAACCGCTAACGAGCAAGCTCTAGCTAATCTACAAGCTGAATGGAAGGGCGATTTCGACGGTAATCGGGCGCGCGGGCTACAGGTCATGCAGGCGCTCAACAAGGCTGGCTTCTCCGATCAGGATATGGCCGCAGTCGAGAAAGTGACTGGCATTGCCCCGGTCGTCAAACTATTGGCGACCATTGGCAAGCTATCAGGAGAGGGTAATTTCTTGGACAACCAAGGCAACGGTGGGCCGACTGATCCAGCCAACATGACGCAGGATCAGGCTAAGGCAGAGATAACAAAGCGTACGGCTGATGCTGAGTTCCAGAAGACGTACATGACAGCCAATGCGCCCGGCCATCAAGAAGCCCTTGCACTAATGGAAGGACTGTACAAAAAAGCCGGACAACTGATGACAGGATAGGAGACAGCAATGGCCAGAGGAACTTCGTGGGACGAGAACGAGGAAGACAAGAAGGCTAAGGCCGAGAAGGCTGAAGCCGACAAGAAGGCGGGCAAGACCAAGGATCAGGTGGACCCGCTGGACCCGGCGGCAGACCCCGGCAACACCGGCAACAGTCCGAAGCTTGGACCGGGCGTGAAAAAGACGCCGACACCGGCCGAAGACGAGGAAGCCAAGGAAAAGGCCAAGTCGGTCAACGACGAGATCAACGAGGCGTTGAGCAGCGGCTATCGTAAGGCCGCGCAACTCGAAGGTGAAGCCCTTCGGGAAGGTGTCAGCACGCTTGGCAAGGAAGCCATCGTCGTGCAGGACGATGACGGCAATCCGGTTGTCGGCCGGCGCGGCATGAGTTCGGTGCCGGGTACGGGTGCATCGGCCACCAATCCGGCGCTGGCGGCGAATGACGCCATTCCGGCACCAGCGGCTGGTCCGGCTGATCAGGCCGAACTGGACAAGCTGGCAGAGGAAGGCAAGACGGTTGTGCCCCTTCACGGTACGGGTGCCCAGCCATCGGCGGGTTAACTCGGGGATGCCGTGCAAGCAGAGGATCGGGTGCTGCGCTGACCAGCCTCCCCGGTCCTCTTGCTTTTCATGGTAAACACGTTTAACCGTTAGGTCCGCAGGGGCCTACTCGGATACCCCCTGTTTCCATTCCAGATCAACCGCTAGCGCGCACCGTTTGCGCGTGACGCGCTGGCAAACATGGAGACAGGGCCAATGGCCGAAACCGTAGCCAGTTATTCAGTTCCCGAACATCATGTCGCAATGTTCACGGATAACGTCCGAAACGTTATCACGCGAAACGGCGGTATCATTTACCCCCATGTGACGCATGGGTCGTATCGCGGCGAGAAAGTTCAGGTGGTCCAGTTCATTGGACCGGTTGAGTTTATCGAGCGTGATACCCCGTATAGCGACACCAAGCTGACAGAGCTTGAGCACACCAGCCGCTGGATCGCAGCCAAGGAATTTGACGTGGCTGTGCTGATCGACCGGCTTGATACGCTCAAGATGATCTACGATCCCACCAACCCGTACGTCGAACGTTTCCGGCAGGCGCACGAGCGCAAGCGCGACCACATCATTCTGGAGAAGTTCTTTGCTCCAGCCAAGACTGGCAAGACCGGCGATGTGGACGTAAGCTACAAGACCACTAACACGGTGGCCGATGGTGGTACCGGCTTCACGCTGGTCAAGCTGCGCGCCCTGCGCAAGCTGATGAAGAAGCGGAACCTCGATCTGCGGTCGATCAAGCCACTGATCCTCGTCAATGGCGAGGCGATTGACGATCTGCTTGGTGAAACGCAAGTCACCAGTTCCGACTATGCCGCCGTCAAGGCTCTGGTTGACGGTGAAGTCAACTACTTCATGGGCTTCAACTTCCTCAGCTTTGAGGACTATAATGGACAGGGCATTCCGGCGGTTAGTACCGTACGCACGTCGCCGGCATGGATACCGGATGGCATGCATTACGGTGCTTGGCAGGAACTGGTCATCACCATCTCCAACCGGCCTGACAAGAACAACATCAAGCAAATTCACGGCACGTTCACGGCCGGCGCAACGCGCTTGGAAGAAGACAAGGTATTTGGCCTCGCTTGGGTCGAGTAGTGGCACTGGGCTGCCAGCAATCCCGCTGGTGTTTGTCCAACACAAGGAACCAGAACAATGGCAATTGAGAGTTATGTTCCGCTAAGCGCATCGGCCAGCTATCGCAAGCGGCCAATCGACAGCCATGGCAAGATCAGGTCGATCTACACCAAGCATGTTGCCGCCCTCGTCGGTGACGTTGGCAGCAAGTTCCGCTTTGGTCCGCTTCCTCCGGGTGCGGTCAGGCTGCTCTATCCGTTCTGCTTCACGTCATGCAGCGCGGGTGGTGCCGGCCTGTTGATGAACATTGGCTACGAGACATTCCGCTACAAGCAGGATGGAGCCGCAGCCAATGACGGCATGGAAGCCGCCAACGTCAGCGCATTGGCAGCCAACTTCTCACTGGTGACGGCCCAGCGTCAGAACTGGAGTGCGACGCTGATGAAGTACGACTTCTATTCGCTTGCCGGGGTCGAGATCGTCGCGACTTCGGTGGGTGCAGTGGTGCCAATCAACTTCACCATGGAAACGCTGATTACGTACCTTTACGAATAGCCTGTTGGTACTTCCTTCCGCCACAGGCTTAGGAGCGCGCCCAGCATGCCAACCATGAAGGACGTTTGTAACCTTGGGTTGGGCAAGTTGGGCGCGAGCCGCGTCAATAACCTGTCGCCGCCAATCAGTACGCTGGAAACCAAGTGTGCAGCAGAGTATGCACAGTGGAAAGCCAGCGAACTGAAAAAGCGGCGCTGGACTTTCGCCACGGCACTGGTCAGGCTGACAGCACTGTCAGCCCCAGTGACCAACCCTATCGATGGGCGTGGCTACCAGTACAATGTGCCGGGTGATATGCTCAGGCCATTACGGCCGAAGAATTGCACATGGGTACAGCGTGGGCAGTTCCTATATGACCATGGCAACCAGATACTCTTGGAATACATCAGGAACGTACCTGACAACGAGTTGACTGATCCCTGCTTTATCGATGTGCTGGCCTGTCGGGTCGCCTACGAGTGTGGCGAGTTGGCCACCCAGTCACCGGGCAAGAAGCGCGAAGCCGCCGGCATGCTGGCGACTGCCGCCGACGAAGCCGGCCGGCTGAACGCCTTCACGCTTGATCCGCACGAAACCGGGGGAGACGACAAAGCCTATACGTGGGATATCGCCCGGCATAGCCCATTCCTGAGTGGCTGATGGCCAAGGTATCGCCGGCCCAGAACGTCTTTGAGGGAGAGTTAAGCCCGCTGGCGGCGGGCCGCACCGACATTGAGCGGTACGGGCGCGGTATGCGCTTCATGAAGAACATGGTGGCCTGCCGTACCGGGCCAGCCATCAGCCGGTCTGGCACCTACTTTGAGCAGCGGTGCATGGACCCGGCTTTTCCCAGCAAGCTGTTACCCTTTGAGTACAATGACGAAGAAACGCTGATGATGGAGTTTGGCCATTATAAGATGCGTTTCCACTATGAGTATAATGGCATTGCAGCCCATCGGGAAATTGGCATTACACAGGTTTTGACCACTTCGCCTTTTACGATTGTTGCGACGGGCCATGACTGGGCAATAGGCGAGAGCATAGTTTTCAAAGGCTTTGCCGGCACGTATAATGTCAACGGTGTGATTGCTAAAATCGCAGCGATTAGCGGCGATAACATAACCACGGATTATATCGCTAACGGTACTCCTGCCGTATTGCCCGGCGGCGCAGTTGCCGCCGTGGTCTACGAAGTTGTCATGCCCTATCATCGTGATGATGTGCAGTTTTTGCGCATCGTGCAAGAGCTAAATGTCTGTTACCTGTTTTGTGGTAAAGCCGATGGTAAGGAGTATAGGCCATACACATTAAAGCGCTATGATACCTTTGATTGGCGGCTGTCTGTCATAGAGATGAAAGACGGGCCGTATATGGATATCAATACGACCACGACATATTTGATACCACTGAGCAAGGGTACATGGGTGCCCGACATGACCAGTAATACCACGCCAACGGGCGTGGCTTCAGCCAGTTCTGCCGTGGCTAACCATGAGGCATGGAAGGCATTTGACGGCGATCTTGACAGCTTTTGGGAAGCCAATGAAAGTCAGGAAGGCTGGCTGGAGTATTCGTTTGAGACAACGTTTGTCAACGCCATACCAAACATGACCGGGCCATCGACTGGTGGCGCAACGATTTCGGCGTCATCGAATGCTTCGGGCGACGATCCGTGGAAGGCGGGGGACCGGGACGGCAATACCGATTGGCGATCCGGCGGGACATTGCCCCAGTGGTGGCAGATCGATCTGGGTGCGGCACAGACGATTGGGGTGTATTCCATACGTGCCAGCAAGAACAAGAATGAGTTCGCGCCAGAGGACTGGGTATTACAAGGCAGTGCTGCGGCTGGTGGTCCGTGGACGACATTGGACACGCGAACGGGTTTTCAGTGGGATAGCGGACAGAGCCGACAGTTCACTGTGCAAGCGCCTGCGTCGTTTCGTTATCACCGGATCACAGTGACTAATGTCAAGCGCAAGACAATCACAGAGATCATTCCCGCACATGGCACAAAAGGCAAGAAGGGCTATCAGCCAAAGCAAACCGTCACTACCAAGACCGACAATCGTGCCGGATTTTCCGAAGTTCGTATGTCATATGGCGTAGGCATACCGCGAGCGGTCGATGGCTATGCAATTTATCTAGGCCGGAAGGCCAAAGGCAAGAACATCAAGGACCACGCACCACGTACATGGTATTTTGAGGCATGGGATGGTGACGATTGGCGGCTTTTGGACAGTCAACAGGACTTTGAGGACTGGAACCAATACCGGTCGCCCTATTTTGAACTGAAAAACGACGAAGCCTATTTGAAGTATCGCATTCGCATCAAAGAAGTCTTTGAGGAAGGCGATACCAACCCACGTATTGGCCGTTTAACCCTGTCATCGCCGGATGCACCAGCGGTTACTCTGCAAGCTACCAGTAAACTAGGCATTAACGACGACCGTGGCTTTCTGATCACCGACGTTGGCCGGCTGATACGCATCAAAGATGCCGATAACACGTGGCGCTGGGCAACAGTTACTGCCGTAACCAACGAAACCATCATCACCATCAGCGTCGCCGGCAAAGACCCGCTGGTTTTGAACCAGCAGATCAAATTTTGGCGGCTGGGCCTGTGGTCGGACACCACCGGCTGGCCAAACTGCGGGGTTTTGCACGAAGACCGGCTGTTTTGTGCCGGCGCGCACGGCTTTCCCGATCATGTCGTGGCCTCGCGCACCGGGCAGCACACCTATTTCCAGCATGTTGGCCCGGATGACGTGGTGCTGGACGACCACGGCATGGTGCTGCGCTGTAACAGCCGGTACATGAGCCGTATCGTCTGGCTGAAGGCGTCGGAGGAAGCCCTACGCGTCGGAACCGGGGTCAACGAGTTCGTTCTGTCCACGCCGGTCGATGAAGCGCTGAATGCGCGCAACGCCAAGATCAGGCAGACGACGCGGCGCGGTAGCGCCAACCACGAGCCGGCCGTGGTCGATACCGACGTGATATTTATCCAGAAATCCGGTCGTGCGCTCTACGCCAACACCTACGCCCTCGCGCAATCGGGTGAAGCAGCGAAGTACGAGAGCACGCTCATGTCAAAACTGGGCGCGCATCTGCTTGAGCCGAAAGTCGTGCAAGTGGTTTACCAGCAGGAGCCGCATAGCGTCATTTGGGGCCGACGCGAAGACGGTTCCGTCGTTGCGATGACGTATAGTAACGACGACGACATATTCGGCGGGCATAGACACGACTTTTCGGCTACCATCAAAGACCTAGCGGTACTGTCTAGTCCCACTGACAAGCAAGATAGTCTGTGGATGGTAGCAATGCGTGTCGTTCAAGGCCAGACTGTTCATTACATAGAACGTATGTATCGGTTTTGGGATTTTGGCGATATCTTGCAGGAAGACGCAACGTATGTGGATAGTGCGTTGCGCTACTACGGCACGACACCAACCAATATACTTTATGGCTTGCGACACGCGGAAGGTAAGTATCTTGATGTGCTGGCTGATAACATTCCCTACAAGGGACTGGGACCAGTGACCAACGGCATGCTTCAGCTTGAGCGACCGGCTTATTGGGCGGTCTGCGGTATAGGCTTTACTAGCGAAGGCGAGATCATCGCGCCGGACGTGGGAGCCGAAGACGGTACGGCGCAGGGCAAGAGCAAACGCCCGCACAGCGTGGTGCTCAACCTGTGGGAAACCGCCAGAGGCGAGGTCGGGCGCTGGGACGAAGACCACGGCGAGCTAATGTGGACGCCGGTCGAGTACAATTATCCACAGGATGCCAACGTGCCGGAAGTGACGTTACGCACAGTGCAGAGCAAGACGACGGTGCTGCCCGGCGGCTACGGCACCTTGGGAACCGTACGGTTCCGGCAGACGGAGCCGTTGCCGTTCAATCTGGTGGCACTTTATCCACAGATGTACGTGGAGGACGAACGCTGATCCGGTTCGAGCCATGCAAGGCTGACCATATCGATCTGATCGACGCACAGGCTGACCAGCTAAGCGAACGGTCCTTCAATGCGCTGGTGACGGAAGAGCTTGTAGAAAACTCGTTGGCCCTGTCCTGCTGGATCGATGACCAGTGCGTCGGAGCCGGCGGTCTGCGTCCGATCTGGCACGGCCGGGCAGCGGCTTGGGCCTTGCTCAGCCGGAACGCCGGCCCCGCCATGCTGGCGATCACACGCAAGCTGAGCTTCGTTCTGGCTACGATGCCCGCCAATCGCATAGAGATGACCGTCCGCGCGAATTTCCTGCCGGGGTGCCGGTTGGCAGCCTTTTTGGGCTTCCGGCTTGAGACGCCCGTCCCCATGCGGTTTTTCTTCCCCGACGGCGAAGACGCGTTCCTGTTTGCGCGGGTGCGCCCATGACCATGCTGTCGGCTGCCATGCAAGTGGTGGGTGGCGCGGTCGGTGCCATGGGAGCCATGAAGCAGGCCGAGGCGGAAGCCAAGGCGCAGGAGTACAACGCCGCCGTCGCGACGCGTAACCAACGGATCATCAAGCAGCAGACCAAGGAAGCCAAGGTCGATCAGCGGCTGGAGAACAAGCGGCTCTTCTCTGCGGTCAGGGCGCAGATGGGTGCTAACGGCTACTCGTTCACCGGGTCAGCCTTGGACGTGGCTCTGGATACGGCCAAGGAGCAGAGGCTGGAAGTGAAACGCATCGGCTACAAGGGCAAGCTGGCACAGATCGAACAGCGCGACGCGCGGAACCTCGCCTTGATGGGCGCGGATAACGCGCGGTCGGCTGGCCAGCTTAGTGCCGTGTCGCAGTTGCTAGGCGGGCTTGGCGGCGCGGCCACGACCATAGCGAGGACCGGCTGATGGCCCGTATCCCGACCGTCACGGCAAGGGCCAGCCCACTGGCGGGAGCGCCGCAGTCGCAGGCGTCCGGTGCCGACTTTGGCGCGCAGATCGGTCAGGCCGTGCAAGGGCTTGGCAATACCATCCAGAGCATCGGTGGGCAGTTTGCGGCGATTGGCGCGCAGCGGCAGGCCAGCGCCGATCAGTTGGCCTTCGCCACCGAGATGGCCAATACCAGCTTTGCGCCTGCCTTCAATGACACGGTTGATAACTATCCTGATCCATCTGGTGATGGGCTGATCAAGACAACGGAGGAAACATACGACGCATACGTGAATGACAAGCTGGCCAACACCAAGCTGACGGGTAAGGCGCTGGCTGATTATAAAGTCCAGCTACAGGAGGAGAAACGGATTTATCTCGCCAAGGCGGCTGAGCAAGAAAGCACGATGCGGCAGAACAATGCCGACGTGCAAGCCGTTTCTGGCATGGATAAAATCACCAATGACATACGAAGCAATGGCGCAACCACGGATGCCGAGTTCGATCTTGCCTTCAAGAAGGGAATGGACTTGCTGACTGCCCAGCCGGGCATGACGGCATTGGGTATCGAGAAAGGCAAGATCAAGCTAAACGAAGACCTGTCGGTAGCTCATTTTGAAGCCTTGGCCGAAAGCGCGACCACCGAGCTTGAGATCATGGCCTTACAGGACAAGCTTGAGACGGATGTGTGGGCAGATCGTTTCAGCAATGAAAAATACGATGCGATGAAGGCGCATCTGAAGTCTACGCGTAACACCATCAAGGAAGGGACGCGTGTAGAGATTTCATCTACGCTGGACAGCCTATCCCGCAGGCTTGATGCCGGTGGGCTTCTTACCAAGGCAGAAGTTACGGCGGCGCAAGCGCTGGTCCATAGCGCTGGTAACACAGCGACCATTGCGCAAATCGATGCAATGACAAGGATAGAAGTCGTCAACCGGGTTAATACCGATTACAAGAATTTATCTGTAACTGAGCGCAAGCGTAAGATCGCTGACGAGATCAGCGGCGTGCCTAGCGGTGCCAGTGCGCCATCGGGTAGCAGCGGCTCCTATACGCTGACTTATGCCAACCAGAAGAAAACCCGTAACCGGCCGGTGACGCGGCAACTGGGCAACCTGTATGAGCAAGCTGCCAAAAGAGCCGGGGTCACTGAAGTCGTGGTGGTGTCGGGCGGGCAAGCGGCCAAGGGCGAACCCGGTGGGCGAACCGGCTCGACCCGGCACGACCACGGTCACGCTGGCGATATCCAGTTGAAGGTCAATGGCCGTACGCTGGATATGAGCAAGCCTGAAGACTTGAAGATCATGTACCGCTTTGTGCAAGAGGCATGGCGGCTGGGTGCGACCGGGATCGGCGCTGGTACGACCTACATGGGTAATCAAACCATCCATGTTGGCTACGGGGCAAAAGCCATTTGGGGATCAGCCCGTTCCGGCGGCGCTGGACCGCCACGCTGGCTGCAAGAGGCAACCAGCGGCATTCAGGAAGGTGGGCCGATTGTCGATCCCGTCCTGCAACGGACGGGCACGGCCTACAACGTGCCGGCGACGATACTGGACGGCATGTGGTTCGCGGAGAGTTCGCGCGGAGCCAATCCCGGCACGTCGTCAGCCGGGGCGCAGGGTCCATTCCAGTTCACGCGTGACACGTGGGCACAATACGGAAACGGCGGCGATATCAATAACTTCGAGGACGCCGCCGACGCTGCCGGGCGCTATATGCAGGACTTGCTGAAGCAGTTCAATGGCAACATGACCTATGCGCTGATGGCCTATAACTGGGGGCCGGGCAGCGTGCGGACGTGGATCAAGGAAGGCTCTGATCCCAACGCCATACCAACGGAAACCGCCGATTACGTCGAGAAAGTCATGTCGGCTGGTGGCTCCGGTGGCGGCGGCACGCCGGACTACACCGGAGCGACAGGCAGTGGTGGCGGTGGCGGTGGCGGCACTCCGTATTTCGATCCCAGTACGGATGCACCAGCGGCTGGCTATTCATACGCACAGCTTACGGCCATGGCGGCGGTGGAAAAGCTGAATGACGCCACCGAAAGCGCGCTCAATGCCAACTCGGTGGACTATGAGCGAACACAAGGCAATATCTCGTCAACGTTGAGCCTGAATAGCTCGCCGGAAGAATGGGCGCAGCGCGATAAAGACATCTCGGCGTCAACTGTCAGGCATGAATTGCAGGCCAATCAGGTCAAGGTGTTTGACAGCAATGAGATGGCGGGTATCGCCAACATCATGGCCAGCGGCGACAAGATGCAGAGGGCTGCGCTGCTGTCCGGCATAACCAACATGTCGGCAGCCAATCAGGCGTATGCGTGGAAACAGATTGGCGAGACGGACAAGGTAGCTGGTTACGCTGGTTCGATATACAGCGAAGGCAGGAAGGAACTGGCGCTAGA